AAGTGGCTCTCTTCGTGGATTTAGTGGCTCTGAGCAATGGATTGCATGGCTCTGTCCAAATGGATTGGGTGGCTCTATTTTCGTGAATTGGGTGGCTCCGCCACCATGGAATATTCAATTTTTTTATTGAATTTCAATTAAAGGTGTAGCACTTACCCAAATACCACCAATCTTTGCAAGATTTTTTTTCACATTAATTTCATCAACTCTGACTCTATCCACATATACTACCGAATTTGTAGTATGTAACACGTTGTCATTATATCCGTCTGAACCTCGTACTTTCGTGATCATAGACAACGGAAACCAACCACCTAATTGTGATAAATAGGCACAAGTATCGTTATTAATCTTTTTTAATCCTTGATTACCAATCTTCATTTGTACAGATGTTACATAAGAACCAACGTGTAAAATTTGGTCAATCGCTTCAGTTGGTTGAGGCTTAGGTTTAGATGTTTGAACTGGTTTAGCAGTTGCGAAGCATTTAGGTCTGAAAGCAGTGTCAAACGTAGCACTATAAGGTAGTTTACATAAAGTGAACGCTCCATTCTTTCCACCTTGATTTTGCCCTAAGAACCAACCATATTTACCATCAATGTCAGAATCGAAGATTGCAATGTGTGAGTATGGTGTCCATCCTGCAACTTCTCTAAATACCGCAATGTCTCCTGGTTGCATAACTGTGACCTCGTTGCAGTAGTTCAAAATTCCATTAGTCTTACGATTATTCCAAATATCCTTAACATATCCACTTGTAGTACAGTGAATCGCCTTATATCCTAAATCAATCATGTACTTCATAGTTCCGTCCCAACATTGAGCGCCATAATAGCCATCAATGTCATAGGCTTTCCCCATTACTTTTTGTTTAAAATCATTATAATTCATTTACTCTTCCTCCGGTACACTAATTTCAGGTAATCCACCAATACTAGTCAATAACGAAACAACGCCTGACAAAAGCGCTGACGAAATTACAACTCGCCAATCAACGGCTTCCAATAATGCAGATGCTCCAATAACACCAACAGCAGTTTGAGCAATTGTCTTTAATGCTCTGATACTTGCATAATAGCCATATTGAATCCACCATTCTTTACTATATTTTTTCATTTACAAATACCTCCTATCCTAATGATAGTATTTAAATCGTTTGTACACTGTACAAAATAAAAGACCGTATTTAACGGCCTTATTGATACATATTAAACATGTCTCGTATATGTGTCTTAATCATTGTTTTTTCTTCATCTGAATCAACGCATCCATGAATCATAGTTACGATTTGTTGCATACATTTCATAGTCTTATCTAATTCACGATGAGACTTTTCCAAATCCATCTCACCTTTTGTACGCTCATATTCTTCTTTGAACGCTTTATATTTTTTCAAATGTTCTGCAAGCTTATAAACAATATCTTCTGTTTCTGGATCATGAATATTATATCCATCATTATCTTCTTTTAATCTTGCAACAGTTGAAACTCCATCTTTTCCTATCTCAATCTGATATTTATTTCTCATTGCTTCTATAGTTTCAATGTCTTTGATATTATCTAAAGCTTGAGATAATGCATGGAAATAAGATTCTGCATATCCATATTTCTCTAACATGTTTACTGACTCATGCATTATCTTTTCATTAACTTCCATTGCTTTATGCATATTTTTTACCTACGCAATCTTCTTAATAATGATGTTTGCATTTTGAACAGATAAATCCAAGCCACTGTTATTTGCTAATGCAATTGTATAAGATGCACCACATGGAACTTGAATTAGAGTGTCTCCACTTACATTTCCATACGCACTTGCAGTTGCAACAGTATAAATAGATTGTGTTCCACCAATTGCTTCTCCGTTTAGTTCAAGCACTAAAGAAGCTTGTCCTGCCGCTGCACTCGTAATATCCGCAGTATAAGTTACTTCATAGATACCTGGCTTTGTTAGTGTAAACAATCCACTTCCTAGATCATGTGCCAACCATCCTTTACATGGACACTGACAGGATTTACTTCTTACACGATCTGTAGGAAACAATACATTATTTGAGTTATCGACTGTCTGAACAGCCGTAGCAATACTATTAATCATTTCTTTTATCCTCCTATTAAAATAGGGATAGCCTTTCGACTATCCCATCAAATCCAAAGGCAATTGCCTAATCACATATGTGCTAGATTATAAGTTGTTGTAGCCATTACATCCACATCCGTTGTTATAAGCGTAATATGGTGAACATGTAATGTAAGCTGGTTTTGGTGTTGGTTGCAAAGTATTAATGATATTTGCTGATTGTGCCTGTTGACTTAATTGGAAATTAGCCGTCAATAATTCACGGTCACGATCAGCTAAACGATCACGTAATTCTTGCATAGTGTTTGCATTGATCAACGCACGTGTTGCTTCACCTTCTGAATGAATTGCTGTTGTAATGTCACAAGTATTTTTGAAACTTTGAGCATTTACATTGTCAATTGCTCGTTGAGTGTTGCAGCAGCATTCTTGTTGCTGAGCTTGCAAGTTTTGAAGTCCTAACTGATTAGTATAGCGACTTTCTAATACATCACGTTGAGTTTGACAACCTGTTTGAGATACATTTGTGTTTGTGTTAAAAATGTCTCGTTTAATGAATTCTTCATTCAATAAAGAATCATTTGTTAGGTTTCCGTTGCCATATCCTCCATATCCAAATAATACGAAGATTAGCAAGATCCAAATCCACCAACCTCCTCCGCCTCCAAAGCCGTCATTTCTTTCAGCTAAGTTGTAAGTTGGTTGAATTCCCATTCCGTTTTCCATCATATATGTTCTCCTTTCTTTCTATAATAACGGTTTAGCCGTTGTTACCTGATTCCAAATTGTTTTGCCATTTGTTGAAGTTGTTGCTTTTGTTGTGGATTTAAATTACCCATCATCTGATTTAAAATCATTTGTGGATTCTGGCCACTGTTCATAAGCATTTGAAATTGTTGAAATGCTTGTGGATTTTTCTGTGACAAAATATTCATTAACATTTGTTGGGGATTTCCCATATTCATCATATTCATTGGATTCATATTACCCATAATACTTTTTAAAGGATTCATTTTGTCTGTGCTCCTTTCTTTGATTGCTCATTAGCTTGTTTTGGTGGTTTGCTTAATGCACAGATCAAATCATCTAATTTCTTTTCGATTCCATTTACACGATTTTCAATACTGTTAGAATTATCTTCCGTGATTTCTTCAAATTTAAATTTTTTAAATGTTCCATCTAAAGATTTCATATAAAAAATAGATTTATTGTTATCAAATAAAATCGTTGGTAAATTTGCATTCGCAAAGTTTCTAGCTTCATTCTCATCATTCACCCATTTTCCATTAAAATCAAAATTACCTTGTTGTTGTGGTGTAATCTGATTATTAATATTGATAGGTGGAATATTTGCATACTGTTGTACTTGCTGAATTTGTTGATCTATCATTTGTCTTTGCTGCATCAAGCTATCAATTCGTGCTTGTGCTGGATTATAATTGTTATACATTTCAACCACCTCTTTACGCTTTAATTATATGGTTACGTAATAAATAATTTAATACTCGAATAATACTCATAAAATACCCAAAATAAAATGAGCAACCATTATAGATTGCTCACATATTTATCGAACATTTTTCTTGCTTTGCATACTCTGTTCCTTATGGTTTGTACTTCCATATGTAATGCATCTGCAATTTCTGTGCATGACATATCATACACGTATCTCATAATCAAAACCTGTTCATATTTCTTTCTTAATCCAACAGATTTGATAAGTATTAATGCATCATTAGGACGTATCTCTTTTAATCTGTCAGCTTTGTTAATATAAACCACCGCCTTAATTAAATTCGTTGGTTTGAATTAGCTTCGCAAGAACAATTATTCACATGATCATCTTTCCAATAACCACGACAAACAATAGTAGAATAAAGAACAATAATCACTAAAACCAATACTGTAATAATCGTTCTACTTGTTTTATAGTTTCGATCAATTAATTTTGAGCAAAAACCATAAATATTATCTACTTTTTCTTCTACATTCTGAAGTTTCTTGTTTGCATCTTTAATATCCATTTTTATTATGATCCTCCAACGCTTTTACACGATTAAACAAAGTAATTATTTGTTGTTTTAGTTCTGAAAGCTCCACTTCCATTGAATTGCTTCCTTTTTTTATTTCTGAAATTGAATCTTTAATATCACTTAAATCCGATTTAATATGTTCTAATTCATTCTTCAAAAATGCCATATTGGATATTTGCTCTCCATCCATCTTGCGGGTGCCACGATTATACGTAATAAATGCAATTACAAGCATGCATGCAGAAATAATAACACTAAGATATTCTCCACTCATATTCGTTTTCCTTTCAAGTTTTCATTCTATTTAAATATAATAATTCACTAAACCTTATTTATTTAACTATTTAGCATCATTTCTATAAGCGTTTAAATTTCCATCGTAACTGATATAGTTCATACGTTTGCCACTTCCATCATCAGCAAAAGGACTACTCCACCAATCTATCTCAATTCTACCACGATAACACCCACGTAATATTTCAGTAAATGGTAGTGTTCCTTCTACTGTTTTATCACCAACGATTTCATTTGTTGGAATGTTCCATGTAGTTTCCGTTGAAGTACCAATCATAATAAGCGTTGAGCTTTGTAGTCTATTAGCATAATCAGCTACAAAATCTTGAGGTTCTGTGATTCCATTCTTTGAAAGCAAACCTAAACGATAGCACGCTTCGATTGAGCAACCAATGAAAATATTAGAGTGCTCAAATCTACCATATGTTTTTCTATCACCTAACACAATCGCATTATAATCATGATGTAGTTTAACATCTTCAAAAATAAAGTGTTCACCATTGCACGCTAAGCCTTTTCCACAGTACCAAATGTTAGAATGTTTTACATAGTTTTGAATACCGTAGTTTGAACCACGACCTACACGAATACCACAACATTCTGCATTTGGTGTATTTTCAAAAGTAGCATAATCAAGCAAGTGTTCTTCCCATGATCGAATATTTACACTATCGATCATAGTTGATAAACATCTAGTTGTGTCAACATATGTGATAGGTTTGTCATATTTAAAACCAATGATATTGAAATTTTTAAAATTAACAGAACAAGCTATACGATCAGCCTCTTTAGAAATGTCATATCCAGCACCTAGAATAATGTTATTTGTAGAATCATCAAAAGAATTATGTAATTCTTCACTAACAACTAATTTAACACCTTCAAAATCTTGAGGACTAGTTTTATGCTTTCCACACATTGTGATATATCTTCGTCTACTTGAACCATCATATCCTAGTAAATTTTCATTTAAAGATAAACTGACTTTTGCATTATTGCTTGTTTTCCATGCTTTATTAATGTTATAAGTTCCGTCCATTAATTTAATATTAATAGAATTAAAACTACCAACTAAAGCACTTAATACATCTGTATCATTTGTACCATCACACACGATATCACTAATCTGCTTGTAGGAATATTTTGAATCTGATGCACTTACAACAATATCATCGTTGTCATGTGGTTTATCAATATACCAAATTTTAATACCAGATAAATCCGAAGCAATACTAATAGGATTAGTTTCGTCTTTTGATTTAAAATGAATATGTAAATCATGATTTCCATAAATTGAAAAAGGTGTTTCAGTATCAATTCCATCACCATCAACATAATAATGACAAATCATTGTATCTGGGAATGTTACTAAAAATAATCCATTTCCACCAATAATTTGTGGTGCTACTCTGTTAGGTACTTTTGTTTCTAGTTGTCCTTCTGGATAGTATGAACCATTTATAAAATTAAGATTAACTTGATTATCTTTATGTTGTTTTTCTTTTTCAACTTTAAAGTTTAAAATTCCAACTGACTTAGCAACACGAATAAATTTATAGTCTTTATCTGCAACTAAAGTATAACTTCTACTAATTTGTGGAATATCTCTCCATAATGTTAAATTAGTTGGTTCTGAACTAGAATAAATGTCTGTGTTATATAATGTGACTGTTGTATTTGCCAATCTATCAACATCAACTGTAACTGTTACAATTTCACCTTTTTTAACATCTATAATATAATATTCATCTTCGGCATACTGTTTCACGTAGTTATTTAAAACGACTGGCTTAACAATAGATTGCAAATTATATAGTGCTGTATCATACGTAAATACATTTAAATTTAATGTATCTGTTAGTGAATTTCTAAATACATTCATCTTTGTTGCATCTTTTTTAAGATAGAAAATCTTTTTTTCTGAAGTCTGTGATAAATTCAAAATTGTATCAATAATAACATTACTTGAGTCATAAAAAGATATTGAATATTGACCGTTTCCATTAAACACTGTATCTAATAAATACATTGTGTTTGCTTTTAAATCAACAACGAATGAATTAATTTCATTCGTTGATAACGTATCAACTTGTGCAATACTAACTAATCCACTGTTAGCATAGTCCCCTAAAACTTCATTTAGTGAATTAACTTGTGATTGCAAATTATCGTTTTGCTTATTTATCATATTTGATAATTCGTTATAGATTTGTGCAATTCTATCTTCTTCCTCACTACTAGGTGTATAAGATTTAATATAAATTCCATCAGGTGTAATTACAGATGCAATTTGTGTAGACCATCTTTGATCAATTACGCTTGAACTATTTTTAGTCATAACTGCGCTCATCGCAAAATGTAATACTCCTGAATTTTTCAAAGCATCAAATGGTACTTTCCATGCAAATTCACAAGTATCATTATTAATTGTTTTGTTAATCGCAATTGACTGACCCTTAACTCCCTTAGAATCAATCCAATTTATATAAACAATTGAATCTTGCATTTTTTGAATATCAGATAACTTGTTTCTGATTCTAAATTTAATCAGTTTAGAATTTCCATCATATTGCACTCCGAACAATCTAGATACATTATTAATATTAATAGTATGTGTATCTGTATCAATCGTAAGATATTCGTCATCATAATCATAAGCAACCGCATCAAAGCTTAGTCTTGCTTTCAATCCATCCATTTCTAGTCTCCTTTCACTTGAAGAATTCCTTTTAATGGTGTTTCTTTAATTCCGTTCACATCAATATGAACCATCCAATTATAAACACCAACAGAAAGTTCATCCGTTTGGCAAATCACCTTCAAAGATTCATCAATAGGAATTCTGATATATTCTTTGCCATCTTTATAAATAATGAACTCTAAAGAATCATCCTTACCAGGAACAAATACTTGTCCATTCTTATACTTAATTAAAATATCTGTATAGATGGTATCTCCTTGATTTATGAAAATATGATCTCTTTTAATTTCCATTTTTAATCCTCTCCATATCTTTTTGCACCCTTCCATTGCAATCCTGTATCACAATAAAGTCTACACTTCTCAAATGTTTTTCCATCACTACTCAAAACAAATGATTTTCCTTTTCTCCATTTGTTTCCATCAAACACCCATACTTCTCTATAAGATGCGGATGCAATGATATAAAAGTAATAATAATCACTCATTCTTCCTAAAGTATCTGTTACATAAACAAACATTCTATACTGATTACCATTTGATACCTTGAACTCCTTAGTTAAATTACTTGAAGTGATACCGTCTCCCATGCCATCATAATCCCAGCAACTCTTAGCAACATGTGAATCATCTGTTGTATGTGCAACGCATACTGCATTATCATACTTATCATCAATATGGGATATAGTTACATCTACACTCGTAACAGATATTTTTTTATAGTCTTCTAATGTCGTTGCATTTAATACCGTTTGAAGTAAGTATGATCCTGAACAGTCTGCCATAAACGGTTCGATATGAAATTCATAACTTGTCGAACCTTTCAGTCCACTTACAACATGCGTACCATTTAATTTGTCCACAATAAACTTTTGTGTTTCACTTGAATAAATACGCAAAGTATACAAATTGTAAGGATTCGTTTTTAGCCTTCCATAAATAGAAATTGAGGTACTATTAATATCTGTTATCTTTGCTTCATATGTTGGCAATTCAATCTTAGGTGTAGTCAATCTTGCTTTTCCTGATAAATTTGGCCATCCTTGACAACTCGCATTCCATTCAAAAGACCGTTGCCTATTGCAATACATAGGGTCATTAATTTGTCCTAGATAATACCATCCTGAATCCTGGATATAATTTAAATCCCATCTTGAAATAGTTTTAGATAGTCCTCCAAGTCTAACAACGTTGGTTGCTTGAATTTTGAAGTTTCCAGTGAACCTAAACCTTACATCAGCTTTAAATTTTAAATTTGGATACGATCCTTCATATTTCTCATTGTAAGATTCAAACGTAAGTATTAATTGCGGATTATATTGTAATGTTGCTAAAACAGTCATATACTATCCCTCATATTTGATATAGATATCTCCAGCTTTATCCCCATCTTGTACAACAGGATCTGATGTACCATATCTAACATTAACTGTTAATTTCAGTTGATTTTGAAATTGAGCAACATAATTTTCCAATTCACTCTTAAATGCATTTACTTTCGCAACCAATTCCATCATTGATTTATATTCTTCAGTTGATTCTAACGATTCTTGCGCTGCAAGATTATCAACAACCTTAATCTTAAAATTAAATGTTGTGACAAACGTTCCACTAGATTCTAATGTTACCTGGCATTCACAAATCCCTAATTCTGCCAAGATGTTTTTAAAAGTTTCTGTATCTGAGAATTCAATTTCGTACGCATTTGAATTCTCAAACCTTGAGACAGATGTTGAACCAACACTAACCATTAATCCACTCGGCTTTTTAGTCCATAAAATCGCATGCAAAGAATCATCAACATTTGAACTATTACTAGTAATCACATCATCACTGACAAAAATTCTTAATCCTCGTCCTGAATCAGCTCTTACCATTTCAACAATCAAGTTTTCATTTGGCTTTGTTAAACTAACTGTTAAATCACTATACACAATTGCCATGTTATACCTCACTTTCTAATACAAGATCTAAATCTTCAGGACGTTCCGTAATCAAGTTATAGGTTAATTTATTTAAATAAAACCTTTCTCGTTTTCCAAAATCAGTCTCTACAAAAATCGAATCATTTATTTTTAATGTCTGTGCATTCGGCACATTGTACGTAAATAATTCTTCAAATTTAATAGACGTTTCCGTTTTCGGTTCTTGCAGTTCTTTCTCCAAAGATTTTTTTGCCTGTATTCTAAGATAGTTTCTTAAGTTTGCTTCATTTGTAAATACACCCAACGTTGTTTTCTTTGCTTGTGAATCATCCGCAATCAATTTGATATCGGAATATTCTTTCACATCAATTCTGTGAATTTCATTCGTATCCCAATTACTAGCCTTGATAATCTCGTGATTTGGTAAAATGCGTCCATTGTACGCTTTAGGTATGATTCCTGTAACTACATTTTCCATTGATTTTTTCTGAGTATATTCTGACATTTCTTTATTACTTATAAAGAAATCGTTTGGCTTCAAATTGGAAGCATAATAATCCGGATTTCCAAAGTAGCAATCATAATTGTTGAACATCGCAACAAATCTATCCCTTTCACATTCAGGCCATCTGTTCATCATAGAATTTTCTTCTGTTCCAAACAAACATTGAATCAGATTATATCGAACCCAATATGCCGTTTGTGTGGAATCCACATCTTCAATCATCCATTTACAAGCATTTCCTACACTTTTATCTGCAACGATAACTTTATTTCCATTTCCAATGCTTGTTGAACCAGGATAAATGCTATAACCTACGTTTCCATATGGAGCAATATCATAACTAGATCCATTGTTTATGAACAACCATTTTTCAGAATCATCTGAAGGGCTTTCGGATAGACTGCCTAGCACAACCTTTCCTGAATCCAATTTCAACCATCTACATGAACATAATGATAAAATTCCATATATATCTCCATATTCGTTTGGCCCTACTTTTTTCAACATGAAAGTCTGTGCAGACGTTCTGTTTCTTTGATACATCTGTAATTGTATAGATGCATCTTCACTTGCACCTGGAACATCTAAGCAATATCCATTGCTTAGAGCATTACGGAAATAAACTATTTTTCCATCTTCTGCACTAACATTCGCATAATTTGCATATTCCCCATGTCCATAAATTTTATAAGGATAATTGGGCCGTGAATTTGTAATAATATCATTTGCGGTATTCACTGCATCTTGCCACGTACCACTCATAGTACGATCATCAAACACAAACACTTCTTTTTGAGAATCAAAGAACACATGTGTTGCATAGCATGTATATGTATCGCTTTGCTTGTTGTATTTTGGATACGCAATTCTATATAACTGAGGTTCTTCAAAATTTATATCCACTTTAAACACGGATTCATCACTGATTTCCATACCCATCAAATCACTTTTTGGAAATTCTATTTCTACGCACCAAATAGAATTTCTTTCAAATACTGCTTTAGCACTAACACAATGTTTTAAAATTACATCTCCATTACGTTCTTTCATTTGTGCATATGTTGTTTTTTTTCTAGAAAAGAATAAATGAATCATCTTTATTTCTCCCTATAATTACGTATAATTTCTGCACGAATAGCACCAATATCCGTTGTGATCAATACATTATTTGAACCATAATTAAATTTAAGTCCGTCAAAAGATCCACTTGTTTTCAATGTGTCATATTTATACGTTCCATTTTTATAGTATGTTTTCATATAAGAATTCTCTGTATTGATTTCAACATAAGAAATATCCGATGTACCATTGAAAGGATTTGTGATTGTAAAATTATTTCCATTACAATTGATCGTAATGTTTTTCGCATTCATGGAAGTGTTATATAAACGATAGATTGGATATGCTGTTTCATAATAATTCGCAAGTTCTACCTTTTTACCACTTACAATATCGTATGGTCTTGAATACTTATTTACGTATCTGTAAGGTTCACAAATAAATGTGATTGTAAATTCGCTTCCTCTTCCAAAGTCTCTTGAATCTATATCAAACGTTACATTTTTTACCTTCCAATAATGTTCTCTATCATCACTAGTTAACTCCAATATTCCTTTATTTCCATTAAAATATTGTTGAATTTTATAGATACGATCTAGATATTCTTTCTTGCTATTTAAAACAAAGTTGCATTTGATAGGAATTTTGCGATCTTGATATACACCTGTATGACGATACGATGTCGTACCGTCACCAAGTGTAGATGTTTCTACAATTTCCTCTGCCATAGGAATAACAGGACGTTCGCTTACCTTTAATAAATACATAATATTTTGCGTATAACGCAGTTTATTTTCAGGTGTAAATCTAAAATGATACATTCTATGAACCTCCATTTCCCCATGATTTCAACATATCTCGAATTGATATAATTTCTTGTACAGTATCTGTAACAACATTTCCATCCAATTGCATAGGTTGTAGATTGATTGTTAGATTACAATTCCCAATCGCATTAATCATTTGATCCAATCTATTTGTGATTGCACTCAAATTTATATTACCTACGCTTCCAACGCTTCGTGATGTAGTTCCACTCATAATAGCTGTTGTAGCATTCGCAACAGATGCATATGGACTGATATCAGAATATGTAGCGATTGCATCTGCACTCATTGGCATAATATCTGTATCAACCACAGGTTTATCCGCATTAAACAAAGATTGTGGAAAATATTTTTTATTGTTATCACCTTCAACAACTGTCTTCTTTTTTGTTATTTCTGTATACGTGATAGGATGACTGTCAGCATAGCTTTGAGCTTTATCAATATTTGATTTAATATCTGAATAAGCTTTAGCGGAGCTAGTAACCATGTTATCTAAAGATGGTTGCAATGCTTTTTCCATTTTTCCACCCATAGTTCCAACAGCAGCTGATGTAGTACCATCATTCGCAAATGCATCGGAAATACCAGTAATACAGTCATCAGCATCTTTTTTCAGTTTTTCTCCAGCTTCCTTCATATTAGGGTCTGTTTTTGCCATCATTTCTGTCACTGCTTCACCGACTGTCATCTGTCCGTTTACAACCTTTTCAGCTACACCATCAGGAATTTGTTGACCTTCCATTCCGGCAGTTTGAATAGCTTGCGCCAATGTGATCAAACTATTCATCGCATTTGTAGCTTCGGTGATACTTCCACAGTTTGCCAAAATTCCATTCGCAACATCCATTGGTATTGACCCACCAATCATACCGGCTTTATCTACAAGTTGTTGAAAATTCATCAAACTAGCCATGTAGTTAGCTGCTTCTACCGCATTTGCAGTTCCATTTGTAATTCCTAATTGAATGTTCTGAGGAATTTGAATACCAGCTTGTGCAGCTTCTGCGGCTAAATCAACATATTGCTGTTTCATCGTTGCACCCATTTCAGTAAATGACTGCGTTTCTAAATAATTTGATTGCAATATAGCCTGAGTCTGTGTTTCGTGCAATTTTGTATAAGAATCCGCTAAATCAGTGCATAAAGTTGTAATAGTATCTTTCAATGCACTTGATTGATTCATGTATTCTTGCATTGACATCTGACCGTCAACATACTCTGCATTTAATTTTTTAAATGCTTCTGTTGTGCTCTTTATGCTTTCTGTTAGTTCTGCATTCTTTAATTCCGCTTTTAATTGAGCAGTGGCATTTTTCTTTGCGATACTTGCCAACGCTTCTTGTTTTGCTTCTTCTTGAATCTGAGTGATTCTTTCTTTGATTGCATCAATACTTTTATAGTGCGCATCCTCATTTAGATTTAACTTGCCAGTATTCGCATCAATCTCCACTCCTAAATCAGGATAAAGTTGATTTAACTCCCTAACCGCTTCTGCAAGCATAGTCTTTTGTGTAGCATTTAAAGATTCTTTTGCGTTAAGATCTTCAATTGTTTTCATCAAATGACTTGCTGTTTTGTTGTTTTGAGTATACTGAGTTACAATTTCACCCATGCTTGTCTTAACTTTAGACATTGACTTTGCATACTTCTCATAACCATCAACAACTTTTAATGTAACTGCATAATCTGTATCTTTATATGCAAGCTCTTTATTTGCAGTTTCCATCGCTTCCTTGCGCGTTTTATCCGCCCAAACAACAGCACCTGCGAAAGCACCAAGTGCAACTGTAACAGCAGTGATTGCTGGATGTGTTAGCACAAAACCTTTTGCCAAAGAAAGTACAGAAGTACTTGCTAATTCTCCTGCTTTTGCAGCATCACCAAATCCATCTGCTACTTTTTCTAAGCTTGGATGTGCTTTAGTAAAGAATTTAACAGCGCTTTGCGTTGCACCAGCTACTTTACTTACACCTTTTGCGGTTGGATAAGCGGCTGCCGTCAACAATAACATCTTTGCGATTGTCTGTTGTGTTCCTTCATCTAAATTAGAGAATGCGTTAGCTGCCTTTTTTACTATCTTTAATAGATCTGTTAAAGTAGGTGTAAATGCCTGACCTAATTCATTACCAGCTTGCTTAATAGCTTCCCACGTTTGAGATAATTGAGATTTCAAAGTCGCATAACGCTTTTCTGCTTCGTTTGCCATTGCCGTATTGTCATTCCAGGCATTTTTAGAAACATTTAATGCACTAGCCAATACATCCGAACTTTGTGCCAAAGCACCCATTGACTGTGCTTGTCGTACTTCCTTAATACCTAGCTCATCTAATGTTTTTGTAACATCCGCCGATTTTCCAATACCTTCTACAAACTTTAAGAATGTTCCTGCTGCATCTTCTCCCCAAGCCTTTTGGAATTGTTGAGAAGTCATGCCAGACACTTCTGCAAACTTTTGTAGTTTCTTATCTCCAGTAGAAACAGATAGATCAATTGTCTTTAACATTTTAGAGACAGAACTACCACCGGCAGCGGCTTCAATACCTAATGAAGATAATGCAGTTGATAATCCTAATACTTGGTTAGAGTTAAAGCCTACCATCTTACCTGCAACACCTAATCGTGTTGCCATTGCCATGATATCTGCTTCGGTTGTAGAGAATTTATTTCCCAAGTCTACGATTGTAGAACCTAAACGAGAATAATATGTATTCGTCTTTTTAGACTGTGAAACCATTACGTTTGAGAATTTGGCAATGCTTTGTGCTGCTTCTTCACCAACAAGATTTGTAGTATCACCCAATTCTGTAATAGTTTTAGTAAATCCAACAATAGAATCTGTAGGGATACCCATTTGTCCTGCAAGTTCTGCATAATGTGCAATATCTTGATAGGTACTCGATGTAGTTTGTGCAAGATTTTTTAAGCCTGCATTGATTTTTTCAAACTGTTGAGGGGTTGCATTTACTGTTTTTGTAACACCTGTCCACGCATCTTCAAATTCAATGGCCGCCTTTGTAGCGGCTGCAATACCTGCAAAAGATAGCATAGAATACGGCTTTACTGTATTCGCAAACTGTAATGATTTTGAGCTTACTTTTCCTAACGTATCATACAGTCTTAACAATGTTTCATTCGTTGAAATGAATGATTTTGACATACCTGCCAATTCATTTTTAAGTCCTAAAGCACCTGCTTTTAAACCTAGATATGTGCGTTGAGAATCTTCGTATGTACTGCCTAAATCAACCAATACCTTTTTTTGTTCGGCAATACCTGAAGTACAATCATCCATTGCTTCTTTTAAAGTGACATTTCGTGAAGCTAATCTTTGGATAGCATTTTCGCCTTGTTCTGCCGAACGCGTACCATTCGCAATAGCTTCTTTCCATGCATTGATTTGTTTATTGTTATCTGTATATTCTTTATTCAAAGAATTAAACGTGTGAGTGTAATTATCAATAGACTTTGATGCAGAAGCAACCGCATCTGACCACTGCTTCTGTGTCTTTGGATAATTCATCAGTTTCTTGTTATAGACTTCCAATTGCTTAGTTGTGCTTTTGATTTTATCTTGTAACAAGTTCTGATATGTCGCAAAGGACTGAAAATCTCCTTCGTTGAATTTCATAGAAGATTTCAGTTTTGACATTGTTTTATCTAATCCTGCTGTTTCGGACTTTATTTTATTAATCGCTTTTTGAAAGCCTGTAGTATCTCCATCAATTTTTACGGAGATACCTCTTACTTGACTATAACCTGACAATTTTAGTACCTCCTAAAATCTGTCAAAGTCGCTTTGGACTGCTTTACGAATACGAATTTTGTTTTTTGAATTATTTACTTTGGACTGCATATTTCCACGTGCAATAATCAAATCAAACAATCTTCCTATGCCCATATCCTCTATTTCATCTATTTTTAATCCTAAATTTAATCCGCCTAATACTAAATCAGTGTAGCTTACACTTCTTTTTTTTTATCATCTGAAACCACTTGATCGGATTCATCCTGTACCGTTGCTTTATTCGCATTGATAACTTGTTCTAGAATAACAACTCCGCTCATTACATAGGTTTGATAATCTTCAATTTCATCAACAAAATCTTGGAACGCTTTTGTTTCTTTTCCATGATATGCGTCATACGTCTTGATACATACCCAAACTAATCTTTCAAAAAATAAAGATCCGTTTGCTTGCAATAAAACGAAATAAGGATCTCGATCAGGATTTCCTTCACGAACATTTTTTTCGATAGCTTCGCCAAATTTAATTTGCACTTCCTGAATATCCACTAACAAATCTCTGTTGAAACAATCTCTATAAATGCTAGCCGTTTTGCCTTTATACAATAAATTATATTTTTTACCATCAATACTTAGTGTCTGTTCCATATAACCTCACAAAGAGGGGGTTGCCCCTCTTATAATGTGCTCACTTCCTTGCCATTATCACTTTGTACAACTACCGGTGTACCTTCTTCCTGGCTCATTTCAATAGCTTTTGGAGTAGGTAATGTTGGAGCAGTTGTAAAGAAATTCTCATAATTTGTATCGCCTTTACGACATTTTGACTTTACCCATTGATGATCACCTTGTTCTACAGGAACAGCCGTAATATCCATTGATGTAGTAGCAGGATCAGTGCTCTCTTCTTTTGTTTCACCTTCTACATTTGGTCGAGCAAATACAACCTTATAGAAGATATGTTTTGTAGCACTTACATCACCTTCAAATTGGAACATCAACGCAACATTATTAGGCAACACATTTGCATCTTCTGCTAAGTTACCTTCTTCTGTTGTCACTGTATTGAAAATCATTTTTTCAATTTCTTCCGGAATTTCAGACATTTCCAAACTTCCTGAATATCCATTGTTTGTATTCGTTGTGAAATACGCAGTGTTATCTGCATAATATGTATTTGTATCTCCTTCTGGATCTAGAGTTAATGATTTAGCACCTTTCCATGCAGTAGGCGTACCATATGTAATTGATCCTGCACTTTCTGTAAGAGAACATACATGTACATTTTTTAGACCGAATCGTACTTTGTTTTTTTCTGCCATAGTTTTTATCCTTTCAAATATTTTTCGATTAAACTTGGCAGTTCCTTGATTGCGTTTGTTTCTCCATCTTTCCAGTGCTTAAATGCACGTGTACGTCTAGGAGAATTCCATAAATTATGTCCGTTTTCTAACAAATGTGTTAATGAGTATTCGTGGCCACTCGCATAAATAACACCGCGTGTATGAGCTAATTCACGTTCTATCTTATATGTTATAGACCTTTTATATTTTCCCTTTCTGCGTGTGTTTCTATCGTCTACATTGGCCTTAGCTTTAATAATATCTTTAGAATCTTTTGTAGTTTCTTCTACTGCTCTATCAATCTGCGCCAAAGAATGCTCTTTATATTCTTGAATAATCTTTCTGATTTCAGGCCCAAGCTGCGACATATCGCAATATACATCATTGACGGCCAACTAATGTCACCGTCCATTCTGTACAGTGTACTTTTTGAGTGTTTATATCTTCATCTGTGATGGTTTGGTATGGTATTTCTAATTCATCAAACATGTCTTCGATTTTAGCTTCTAATTCAAAATCTTTTTGATCAGTCACTAATCTATATATGTAAGTTCCAATCTTACAATACGTTCTATTGTCTGCAAAGTAATTATTTGTATAATCCAATGCATAATTCCCATAGGGGGTATGGGGTTTTGATTTGAAACTGCCATATACAAATTGTCCTTCACCTAAAAGTTCAGTGAATTTAGCTACAATCTGTTTTCTTACTGTTTCCATTCTCCAGCGTCCTGTTGAACATATAGTTCAATCGTATCTCCGGATGGGAATGTACGATAAACCGCATACTTTTTGTCGTTGTATTTCACTGTCGTTTCATCATTGTAATCAATGCTTGGAATAACAAGCTTATACGCTAGCTGTATGCCTGCCTGGTAGGCTTCATTAAATTCTTTTGAATAAATTCCACCAACTCGACAAAATACTTCCTTCTCCGTTTCATTAACATGTTCCACACCATCTTCATCAACATATCTTTCTTTTTCAATCAGATATGCCACATCATAATAAAGATTATTCTCACGAGTATATTCATATGCCATACTATCTCACCTTCTTATGGGATTTATCTGTCATAAGAATCTGACGTAAATCCTCATATGTTTTAGCCATTTTTTCCTTTTCTGAAGCCTCTGTTGTACCAAATTTTGACTTTACATATGTTATTACCGCTACTACAATTTCATCTTCTAAATCATCTTCATCAAATAGAATATTCAATCTATCCAAATCATATAAACATGCTCTGATATATATTTTGATTTCATCATCATAAACATGTGATTTTGCTCTTGTAGCAGCAGTTCTAACACGTTCTAGAAGGCTTTCAGAAATATTGAACGCCATTATCTATCACCTAAGCTTTCTTCGCACTGCTTTTTCGAGTGGTTTTCTTAGGCTCATCATCTAATACAACAGGTTCTTCATCATTTAATGATTGTGTTCCTGTTTGGCTTTCACCTTTTGTAACATCTCCATTGCTTAAGCTACTTTTTTTTTTAACAAGAAGATGTATTGAGGATCTAATACTTTACCATCATTGATAACTAATGCCTGAGTTACTTCCTCATTCTTTTCATAATCCCAGTACTTCTTCACACCAAACTGCATATTTGAGTTAATCGCATAGGCTTCTTTTCCTACCCAATACATTCCGAAATATTCACCGTTTTGAGCTTCATCAAAATCTTTAAACGTATCATTTTCAACGAAATTAACAGTTCTAGCTTTGAATGTAGCGCGTTCTGCACCATCAATAGGATTATATGTTTCTGCATAAACAGGACGATTATTTTGATCAGCCAATGTTTTAATGTTTGCTTCATATGTAGCAGGAGTCATTACAAACTCTGGTTTTAATTTACGCATTGACAATGGAATCTTCGCAAAGAATTTTGTTTGCCATGATTTCCAATCTTTCATTTCTTCCGCTGTGAATTCAATAATGTGATCGGCTTTAATACGTCCACTGACTTTATTAGCTTCTGTTAAGATACCTTCACATTCATTATTTGAAGATTCACCTGTTAAAATTTCACGATCCATAGCTTCCAAATAAGCTTCTACAATAACTTCTGCTAATTTAGTTTCAAATGCATTTACAGTTAATACAGTTTGTAGTAATGTACGTGATAAACGAATTTCACCAATCAAATATCCAAATTGTACAAATTCTGTAACAGAACCGGCTTTTTGACGATCAGACACTGTTGTTTCTGTGATACGTTTGAATGTAGCCTTGAATGAACCGATAGGATATTTAACACCACCGCGGAAATTTGTATGTAATACTGCATTGTATAAGTAACCACGTGATTTACTTAATTCAGTCATTACTTTCTGAACAATTGTTTCAGGAATTAAAATACCTAGATCAGCTGCTACACCTGCTTCTGCACTACGTTGTCTTAAGATTTCTGACTGTTTTCCTTTTTGAACGAATTCCATGAATGCACTACGATACTCCATATCGTCTTCCATTCCTTTTTTAGGTTCTGGCATTTGTGGATGTGCTTTATTACGAGCTTGTTGCTGTTGTGTAACAAAAATTTCATCTTCATCTTCAATAGATTTTGCCATAGTGTCTAAGAACGCATTACGTTGTGCAACTTGACCTTTTAATTCTTTGTCACGCTTTTGTAAGATATCAAATTCCGCCTGTAACATTTCCAAGTCTGTATTAGGATCGTTTTTGTTGACCTCATCTTGAATTTCTTTAAATCTTTTTTGAATCTGTTCGTGATTCATTGCATTGAATGCTGCTAGTTGTTGCTCTGTAAACATTAATTAATAGCCTCCTTAATCTGCAACAACAAACTCAGTCTTTCTCGTTTCTTTTCATTTTCTTTTTTATCCCGTTCCTCATCCATTAAAGACTTTGCCCTTGCTTCAATAGATGTTTGATCATTTGCAGGAATCGACACTGCCGAAACATCATAAATTTTTGATACTTTACGTGTTGTCCACATCTTTTTATCTCTATCATATGATTCCTCATCCACCGTGTACCTCCATGACATCTGAGTCACCATTCCTGCCTGAATACTGTCGTACAAGCGTTTTGCAGCTTCTGTTCTTCCTAAATCTGCTGCAACAAACAATCCGTGTTCATCCACTTCAACAATAAGTGAACCATTGCTTGTACGTGCATATACCATTCCTCCATGATCAAATTGGAAGATGATATCACTCATATCAGCGTTGTCCAAACTTGAACGCTCTATCAACTCATATATTTCATTACCGTCATAATCTCGATAAAGAACATAAGGTTCAAATGTTGTAGCATATCCTTCAACATAGTATTGAGTATCAATCCGTTTGTTTTCCGTCACCGGGTTCATTTGGAACGGAATCGAGCGCATTTGGATTTTGCTGTGGTTCGGTTTCGCCATTGTAACTAATTCCTCCTTGATTTGATTTAGTTACCTGGATGTATTCACCTCGAATAAAACGTTTCTTACCTTCATCATTTGGTAAAGGCGCTTTGTTCATAATATTCAATGCCCCATCTGTATCAATCATTCCACGGTCAAACATTTGAGTCGCAACATTCAATTTTGTTTGTGTCGAATCATACTGTAAACGATCGCTTGTTAGAATGATTTCACTACCATTCATAATCTGATTTACGGAATATAACATTCCACTCAACACTTCTCCAACTTCAATAAAGAAAGGTTCGATAATCGATTCATAAAATGCATTCCATTCATCAGGTTTATATTTATTCTGCAAAATAGCTTCACTAATTCCAAAATAGCTGTATACACTATTTTCAATGGCTTGCTTCTGCTTGGCATCCACTAATAGTGGTTTACTTTCAATAGGTTTTACTTCATCAAAACGATTATCAACAAGGAATACACCTGTTTCATTTTTGTTCAGGTTATTTCTTAAAATCATGTTCTGTTGTTCCTTGTAATCCTCGTCATCATCAATTGGTGTTGAAATTCTAGCCAAGAATCGAACAATAGAACTCGACTTAATCGCATTGATTGCTCCTTCCTCCTGAGCAAGCATCAATTTAGCTGTTGTATCAAATGCATCATTCATATCACCAAAGTAATCATTTTTATACTGCATTTGTCTTAAATGCCCTACTTTACTGTATTCAATCAATTTTGTTTCACCATAGATGAAATTGAAATAAATATAAACTACACCATTGATTTCTTTTAACTGACACTGACTTGGAACAGCAGGCCATAATCCTTTTATCATTCCATATTCATCTTCAATTGGAATAATGAAAGCATTGTTTTCTGCAAAATATATGGTTGCCAATCTTTTGTAAAATTGACTAGCCGTCATATAAGGATTTGGCTTTTTCTTAACCAAATAGTTATATATCTTGCCTTTGTAGTCTTTGTTTGTCAGTTCAGGTGAAGCCTTTCCACATGATGTAGCAATTCGATTGATACATGCTCTGCATAGTCCAATCTCATATATTCCACCATCATATGATGAATATACTGGTGAATATCCACCTAAGCTTGCAAACATAGAGTGTAATTGATTTTGTTTAGGTGCTGGCTTATTTAGTCCTAATAGACTTCCTAGCAAACCAAATCTTTTTCTTCTGCTTTTAGCCACTAATTCACCTTCCTTTTCTTGTTTTCAAGGCGGTATTTAAATGTATCCCACCATTTTTGTCTTACTGTATATGCATCAATAACAGATGCATACCCATCAATATGTTTTCTTGGATCAGTTTTAATCATGCGGACACGATTGTCCTCCGCAACTTTTTTTAATGCCACACTAGACATATGTGCTTGTAAAAGTCCATTTGTTCCTGTATGAACAAACCCATCTCTTACATATCCTGTAAATTCATTAATAACCGGTGTAAGGTTAGTACCCTGAATGACATCATCCATCTTGTATCCATATTTCTTCATATCATCCACAAGATACTGAGCTGAATAACGGTCATATCCAACGACCACGCAATAAATCTTGTATTTCTTACGTAGCATTTCAAACCATTCCGTAACATCTTCATAACGTACAAAGTTTTCCCCACTTGGACTTAAATAACCCAATTGAATAAATCTTGTATATGGTATTTTGTCTCTTTCTTCTAGCTCCTTGATTTTTAATGTTGGAAGCCAAAAATGAGTAAATATGTAGTCCTGTTCTTGAATTCGTATAACAACAGATGCGGCTGTTAAATCGGTTGTTTGTGACAAATCAATTCCACCAACTGCATATGTATGTGCAAAATCTTCAAATCTAAGTTCTTCACCTTTAACTTTGTTGATATCTTCTGCACTAAATAACGCTTCTGTTGAATTCTGTTTGATATTCGCATATTTTGTTATGAATTCAGCTTTATATGTTGGTGAGCTATGTGCTTTTAAAATTTCATTCTGCAAATATTCATAAGAAACCGATATTCCAAGGTTTGGCATTGCTTTTCTTAATTCAATAGGATCATCCCATTTTTGAATATCATCAATCATATAAAAGAAAGGCAACATTTGTTTTTCATCAGACGTACCTAGTAAAACAGATGTTCCACGAACAAATAATTCATCATATAATCCTTCATCAATATAGTTTGCGGTACTTACAGGAATATAAAGTGGATCAGGTCTTGCCCCGCCTGCCGACAACATAACGTTGTACATTTTCATACCCGCTTCACCTTCCCAGGCTGCAAACTCATCAAAGATTGTCAAATATGGGTTGAATCCGTCTGACTTCTTAGATGCAAAGGCAATTGGCTCCCATCGACAATTGTTCTGTTTCATGTAGATATCTGTTCTACGTTTTTTCACTCTTTGACTCAACGCTTTAGAGTGTTCCATCATTTGATACAGAACATTGTAAATGATCTGCGCTTGTTTTAACTTTGGCGCTATATTGTATATCTGCATACCTGCTTCATCAGATGTAAATCCAACATCAAGTTCAATACCTGCACAAAGAAATGATTTTCCTTGTTTTCGGCCCATGACCGTAGGTATTTCACGAAACTGCCTTTTTCCATTCTTATCAACAAGTCCGAATATGCACGCAATATAATATTTTTGCCAAGGCTCAAGCTTCACTTTTGTTGTTTTTCCTTCTACGTGATGACAAAACGTTTCAATAAACGCTATATGCATTTCCGCTTTTTTCTCATCATAGAAGAAATCTCCATTTGCTAAACCTCTTTCAACATATTGAAGATTAAGTTTTATCCACTTACCGACTACATCTTCACCCGATTTAATACGTTCTTTATAAATGTCTAGATATTTCATTTAAATCTGCTCATGAACTCATCCAATTCATCACCTTTTTTTCCGGATACTTCTGTTGTCTTTGACAGTGAAGTAGGTGACAAGCCAAGTTCTTTGCAGTATTTCATAATTTGATCACGTAATTGAACGGTAATAATGTAGTATGGTGAGCGCGATAAATTCGTTGCACCGCCCTTGTTCGTATATTCAACAACCATCTGTAGTGATTTGTAGCCATTTGCTTTACTTGAATCTCTCCATTGCTTCATTGTTGAATCATATTGGGCCAATGCATCTGCAAGTGAATCAACCGCAACCGAATATTCAGGAGAAAATGTGCCTAAATTCTCTAGTTGTGAATTGATTCTTTTTTTCCATGCTCCTTTTTGCATTCATCATCCTCCCTTCCACATCCTATAAGCATTCCGTTTTCATCAAACTCAAAAGATGGTTTACGTTTGGAATGTTCTTCAGCATGGCATAAGTCACACAACGCTTCCAAATTAGAATCGCCAAATAGAATGTGTATATCTCTATAGTTGTCCTGGTCAATATGTACTTTGTGATGCACACAAGTTGACCTGGTATAGATACCTTTTTTCAAACATCTTTCACAAAGTGGATGTGCCTTCCTATACGCTTTGCTTTTCTTTTCCCAAGCCTTGCTTGAGTAAAATTTTCTAGCATAATTTCTAGCACCTGTTTTTGTTGCTTCTGAACCATAATATTTTTTCATATCGCTACATTCAAAGTTTTGACCATAACTACAGTTAACAGATTTAAAGGACGACAAAAATAACAGTAAATACTTTGAATGCAGTGATATGAAAAAGACCCATGTTTCCATAGGTCTTTTTCAACGGGCACGAAATAATGAAACAATCCAAGAACTACCTTGTTTGTTCAGAAGATGTTTTCCAATCTTCACGACTACAGAATATCACGGTTTTTCTTTGTACACTGTACAAAATGAAGAAATTCAGATTTTACCCCCCTCTCATGCGCTCATGACCCAGTTTTTTTGAACTCCCCACGCCGTTCCCCAAAACGCAAAAAACTTTTGAAAGATAGGGGGGTCTATGCTGATCTGATCCCAGCCCTGGGCGCTTTCAGGGTTCAAAATTTGAATTAAGCAGCTACCACCACACCGCACCGTTAACGGCTTCAATCATATGATTGTCATATATTTATTATCGTGTTGAAAGATGTTTCAACATGCATTGTTGAAAGCGTTGTTTCATAACATGACAATAACTATATTGCATGTATTTATTATTGTGTTGAAAGATGTTTCAACACGTGTTGTTGTAAACGCTCTTTCATAACATTACCATAGCCGTATTAATAGAACGCGCGCACGTTCTTATATATGCAATAAACATTGCACCACTCCAATATATATATCAGGTCATGCGCTCAGCTGGTGCATTGTCTTCAATGATCTGGTGCATTGCCTTCAATGATCTGGTGCATTGCCTTCAATGATCTGATTCAAGCCCACCAAAAAAAGGACGTTCACAACGTCCATAATATATATATTTTAGGTCTGTTAACTACATCTTATAAGACCAAACGCAAACACTAGAGAAAGCCTTATAAATAGGCGCTTGCGTGCACGTTTGCAAAACTAAAAGCTTTTTAAAAAAATGAGCGCAAAAAAATATTATTAATTTTTTATTGACATTACACATATAATGTTTATAATGTAAGTGTAAGCTAAATAAAAAGCTTACACAAAACAAACGGCGCTTACTCATAAAGCCAAGCCAAGACAACTTTAAATTGAAGATTGGACTTGATAATATGGATAAGTTTATAAGTTTATTAAATAGGTTATTGTTTAGGCTTCACATTAAAGTAAGCCTAGACATAAAAAAAGGGCGCTTACTCATAGATATAAAAGTCAATGAATAGCGTCATTAAATAAGCAAATAAATTATAGCGTCGTTTGTTTAAATAGTCAAGTTTGGAGGTGTAAATATTGTAAGAAAAAAAAGCGGTTTGTTTGATCAATCCAAGTATATACAAGACTACCAAAAGCAAACATATAAACGTTATATTTTTCAAGTAAGAAAAGATAATACAGATCTTATAAATTGGCTTGAGTCAAAGCCAAACAAACAACGTTATATACTTGATCTAATTGAAACAGACATGAGCAAAAACAAATAAAAACGTGAACCCCTAGCACGTCGCCAAACTTGAAAGGGATTCACACAACGGCAATTATACACAATATTCAGGAGGTTAAGCCCGTCTTGTATATATTGCTTTTCTATTCTACCATAGACGGGTTAAAAAAGAAAATGAAAGAACAAAAATACTATTATGGAAATGCTATAAGTGAATACGGTTTAGAAAATGGACGTGTTGACTATGGAACTCTAGCAAAGGCTTTTGATGCCGTATTAAATAACGATATTATGAACCTAACTTATGATATTGGATGTTGGGAGCAAGTGAGCGGTATCATTGACAACACGGACGAGATAGAAGAGCTAGAAGAAAAAAGAGACGAGCTAGAAGAAGAAAACGAAAATAACCCATCACAAATTATTGAAAATGAAATAAATGAAATAAATGAACAAATAGAAGAACTTGAAAACGAGCAAGACGAGAACAACGAAGTCTTTCAATGGTTTATTGTGGATGATTGGGGCGCTAGATTATTACAAGATATCGATGAAGTTGTTTACTACAATGAAAAACTTGATATGTATTTATGGGGCGTTACGCACTACGGTACTTCTTGGGACTATGTTCTAACAAGCGTTAAAATTGATTGGTAGGTGTAATACACCAATGTTAACACGCAAAGATCTTGACAAGATGAGCGCCTTCCAGGTGCTCATACTTGCTTTATTGAAGTTTTACTTTTATATATGTTTTGACTTGCTTATCATGGGCTTAATATTATGTTTTTCTTGTATTATATTGCCACTTATTTATTAAATATTGGAGGTTTTAAAAATGAATAACAAAGAATATATTGAGTTTACAGAAAAAAAGCTAGATCAACTAAATGTTTCTAGCTGTAAACCTTTTTCAATCAATAAACATTTAAACGGCTTATATAATTTATATTATGGGCTTGACGTTGTGGCCTGGATGTTAAAACCGCGTGAACTCTGGCAGCTTGTAAATACTTTATGTATTTTGGATATTTTAGGAGGTCTTAAAAATGACAATATGGAAGCGTGAGCGTGCTCACTTTAATTACTACATCACAAATGAAAGAAAACAACCACACATATTTGTTGAAGCGTTAGGAACTCCCAGCGCTTCAACTGAAAAAATTTTAAAAGATCACGGTTTTAAGTTTGATCATAATAAATGCATGTATGTAGCAGCTCAAACAAATGACTTGAGGTTGTTCGTTGCTCATGATCTGGATAAAGTTTTTAACTATGATATTCAGTTGTTTTATAATACAGAAGCAAAAAAAGAACTTTGCGCGCCTGATATTCAGGAAATAAAAGATATTTGTTATTATTTTAAAATTTACAAGTGTTATATAGATATATTAAATAAGGATCTTTTTAAGATATGTAAACCAGGATCAAAAAGCTTGCTTTTTACTTATAACACTAACTATAAAACTATAGACGTTTTTAATAGAAATAAGTTGCAAGAAAGTTATGTTTACCATGATGGTAAAATAGAAAAAATGAGCATCGAAAATAATGCACCAAAAAAGAAAAAGAAAGCAGCACCAGCACTTACAGAACAACAAAAGATCAATAAAATGATGGAAGATTTTGAATTTCCATTTTAGGAGGTAAAAAAAATATGGGATACATTGGTAATAAAATGAGCGTGCGCGCTTATGAAGCTTATGAAAGTGGTGAAAAGCCACTTTCAAAATGGACTAAAACAGCAATCATTAATACAGTATTAGATTATAGAGATGATTTTAAATATGATGAGTTGAAAAAGTATAGTAAGGATGCTTTAAAAGCTTTCCTAACATATTCAAGCTGGCATCATACGGGATCATACTTTAATGAAACATTTTTCTATAGTTTGGATGAAAGTTTTATAGAAAACGAAAAAAATCATATCATAAACGTTTTAGAAGAAAAAACGCAAGAGTTAAAAAAAGAAAAAGAAGAAAAAAGATTAAAAAAATGTGATGAAAAACTAGAAAAATGTTATTTTATGTATACAGAATTTGAAGGAACTCGAAAACATCCAAAAGCTGTTGAACGTGAAGCTTATGGAATTATAAAAGGAAATTGGATCTATATGGAATCAGGAAAAAAATCATTGAATGGTAAATACATTTATAAAGTAAAAAAGTTTGATCGTGCGCCACGCGGAACGGCTCAAATCTTTAAAAATATCGAAAAAAGAATTAAAAAATAGCAGCTTATAAAAAGGCTGCTTTTTTTATGCTCTCGTTCTTTTTATTTGCTTCTGGATCAGCTTTTTTTTGACTGGATTCGATGCGAAAAAGTTCATGAAAAGTTTAGTTTTAAACTCATATTCTTTTTGATCAATTTCCTTTATATCCAAAACCCTTTTAAATATCACTATCGCGATAAAGTTCGCAAACAAGTTTGCATCTTTTTCTATTTCCTGGTTCTCATAATTTTCATTTTGAGAATCTTTATAACTTTCAAGTTCCTTTTTCCATATAGATACACTTCTTTCATCCATAGAAAATACTTTTTGATTCTTCTTATATACACATGAATATTGATATAAATGTCTTATTTCATGTGCAAGATATATATAAACTAAACTACTATCTATGGATGTATTCAGGTTTACACAAATCACATTTTCAATTGGATAGGATGTGCATATACTGCTATCTTTCACTTGAAAAAGTTCTTTATTGACTGGTTTCTTATTAAGATCATAAACTTTATCATTTGCTTTAAAGTAAACTTTTGGAATCTTTATATTTAATAATGTGCATAGAAAACTTATATAATCATTCATACATCCATTATATCTGAAAAACTTTATTTTGAAAAACTTATTTATCCAGGATCAGAAAAACTTTTTCAAGTTGTTTTTGAGACGTTGGAAAAAACTTTTGAGATCCTTTTTCGTGTTTGCATAGAATCGAACCGTCAAAAAACTTTTCCAGCAGCTGAGAAAACTTTTCTTTCTTCACATAATAAACATAATTCACAGACACATCTTCATCATCATGCGAATTGTATTCAAAAACTTTTTCAACCAGATTAGAACAAATCACACCAATTTGTACATTATCATACTTTACAAAAACTTCTTTATAAGAAAACTTATTTTCATCCATTTCATCACTCCTAAAAACTTTTACATGTCACTCAATATTCTTAAAAACCTTTTATATTCTTCTTCTGATTTTAGATAAAACTTATTACATCCATTCTTTATATCTTCATAATTAAAGCACTCAATTTCATCATCTAAAAACTTTCTATATAAACTTTTGAATTGCGATTCACAAATATATTTCTTATGAATTCTTAATCCTTGTTCATCTTCATACTTGATAAAAGTTTCGCCTGACTTATAAACACATACAATATGATCTTCCCATTGTACAAAAAAACCATCTGTATTATGAATCAGAAAAAACTTTTTCGCTTCTGTTAAAAACTTTACCACACTATCACTCCTATTTATCTGCAATCGTTTCTATATAACAATTATAATAAATGTATCTTTTTCCATCATAATCAAATTTCACATATCCACCATCATTTGTTTCAATGTCAATTCTTCCCTCATAGCTTGCTAAAACTTTTCCATCTGCTGTATACACATTGATTTTTCTATCCAATCCACCATTCAAATCTGATTTTACATCAGTACCCCAACGATCCACAGAAGCACATCCAAATAAAGAAATGCCAATCATTCCAACCATTAATAATTTGTATAATTTATTCATTTTATTTCCTTCTTTCTATGTCCGATAACTATATATTATCAGACTAACTACAAACCTTTTAAAAGCCTAGTAAATAGGCTGCTTTGTAACACTTTTCTAAAATAAAAACTTTATGAATTTTTGAGCCATGCTATAATGTGCTTATTTATTTGTATCTTCTACATTAATCAAGCCATGTTCAATCGTTTCTTTAGCAGGAAAGAATGTTATTTTATATCCATACGGATTTTCTTTTACCGAATCGGTCTGAATACTTGTATATGTTACATCTTTTGATAAATGTGCATAAAACAATTTATATTTATCTTTTCCAGTTTTAATCGTTACATTCAAATCGCCATCACTATCTGTTTCAATAGATATTTTTCCTTCAACAGAAAACAACGGTTCATTTGTTCTAGTATTTAATGCCACAACCTTTCTCGATATTTTAAAGTTGTTTGCATCCACTCTTAAATTATGATTAGCTGTATCTGATTCTTGGCATCCTACCAAACCTAGACACATTGTCATTCCTAAAATTGCACATAATATTTTTTTCATTTGTTCAAATCTCCCATAACAAGCTTTTTAAGCTCTTTTTTCATTGCATAATACATTTTCATTCTGCTACAGAACTTTTCTCCTGAAAGCTTCTCAAATGGCTCTCCATTGATATAATGACGTTTCATGTATAAACGAACATCATCATTTGGAATAAGATCAATAATTGTTTCAACCTCTCTCAGCTTTCCTAAAATGATATTCTTATCATCTTCAAGTACTTTTTCTTTTGAAATAAACTTTACAAGAACATCATTTGTAATATCCTTATTTTTCTTTGAATCCAGTCTCTGCTCAAATGATGGAGATTTCGGATCTGAAAATTCTTTTTTGCGAACCTCCAAATCCTTCAAGATTCCATCCAACGATTTAAACTTTCTTTCATAGATCTTGAACATTTCAAGCTTTTTAATTAATGCATCCACCTGAACATCTACATATTCTTCATAATCCGTCTTGCTCATCTTATCTCCTATGCAATCTCTTCAATTTCCTCAATGCTGCATGATGGAAATTTCATATAAAACTTGTACATTGCCATACTTTTCGATTCCTCCTGAACTACCATCACACAAATATTATTATCTTTGATATATTTAATTCTGTATTTCTTTAACATCTTTATATTCTAACCTTTCCAATCGCTTAATTATTTTGTTTCATCAAAATCATCATACAAGTATTCTTTATTCACCTTATTTTTTAAATCCATAATTTCCAGCCTTTGTGCTGCAATCATATTCTCTAAACTTGTAATCCGCGAGACCATTGCACAACTACATACAATCAATCCACATATAGCACCTAACATTAATCCTATTGTAAACCACATATTAAAAACCACTCTCCAACGGATTACCTGATGGTGCGTTCAATCCATATAATGTTGCATATGCAATAACTGCATATACAACATAAAGTACTGTACAAGGAATAATAAGATCCAGGTTCTTAATAATTGATTTTTTAATTTTATTCATCATCATTTAAATAATCAAACTCTTTCATTAACTCATCCTTTGTTCGTTCAAATTCTGATTCGATTTGTTTCTGTACATCAATCTTTCTTTGTTTGAACCATTTCTTTTTAAATTCAGTAACTGCCCTTCGATAAGTATCTTCTCCAGTGTCACTGCTCTTCCACCACTCTAAATCGTGTAGCACTTTAACTAAATCTTTCATCATTTCATCAAGTTGTCTATCGAACATTCTTCCAACACATTCATTTTCAACTTTGCAATACACATAGCTGTAACTTCCACCGCTCATTAGTTAATCTCCTTTTCAATCTATAATCTTTCTTCCGCAATTTGAACAGTATTTTGGTCTGTAACCATAATAAAATTCTTCTCTATTATCTTCGTCGATTTTAAATTCTGTATGGTCTACTGATATGAATCCACAATTAGAACATTTAAATACATCCCTTGAATCATATTCTGATTCGTTGGTGCAAGTTTCTTCTTCTAACCATCCGAGTTCTATGCATTGTTGGATAATCGCCATTTTTAACTCATTTGCAGTTAAACTTTTTGTTGCATTTGCCATTCCACATTCCGTATACGAATATAAAATTTTATCTTTTAAATTAAATTGAATTATGTGACGCATAATTCTTCCTTTTCCATAGAAAATACAATCGCCAAAAGCACGTTTTGTATAACCTAGCTTTTTAAACATTTCTTCAGCAGTCATTAAATCCATCCCAATTCTTCCACCTGCTTGTAAATAGCAATTTGCTCTTTAATGCCTAAAATCTCAGTATGACGTTCTCCTTTTGAATCATAATGATTAACTTCATAAGTTTTATTTATTAAATCAAAAGTAATGCAGTATACACTTGATTTATATTGCTTCTTGTACGAAACAAATCGATCGTTTAGCGTATTTTCTTGTATATACCCTAATTTTCTGAACATCCCTTTAGCAGTTATCTTCATCTTCATTTGCCTCACAAGCTTCTAAAACATCGTGAATCTTTGTATCGTAACCAACACATTTGAAATATCCTTTATCTTTTAACTCTATTAATCGCTTAAACTCTGAAAGTTTACAACTTTCATGACAATCACGGTATGTTTGGATTAAATCAAATTCAAACTGACTCAATTTGTATATTGGCTTTTTATACTGCCTTGCTAACCATTTAAATCTTTCTGCACCACAATTATTGCCAAACACACATTTGCTACACAACACACGACTACAGTTTTCGATTTTTCCCTTTGTAAAAGTAAAACGAGTACCTACTTTTAATAAATCCTCAAAATAATGTTCAAGATTCGTTTCTTGTTTTTCTTCAAAATGCTCATTTACTAATCCAGATAGAAAATCCAAGTTAGTTTTAAAATTTTCTGTTGCTAGGACTGAATTAACACTTTTAGCGTAAAAAGCATCCTTAATATTTTTAACAGACTTTTCGTATTCTTCTTTCGTTGTCATTTAAATCCACTCCAGTTCCTTTAATTGTTGTTGAATTGCTTTAAATTCATCTACAGTGATGTTTTTAGCTTCATATTCAAGCTGAGCGTAAAATGCATGGTCGCTTAAATAAAATTCGATTACAATATAGTCTCCGAGTATTCCACCATCTATTACATATCGAATCGATTCTTTACAATCAATAAACTCATAACCTAGTTTTTCAAACATTTCTCTAGCAGTCATTAAATCCACCCCAATTCTTCACTCTGTTGTTGAACCGCTTTTAACTCATTTGCAGTTAAACTTTTTGTTTGATTTGCCATTCCACATGCCATATACGAATAAAAAATTTTATCTTTTAAATTAAATTGAATTATGTGACGCATAATACTTCCTTTTTCATAGAAAATACAATCGCCGGAAGCATATTTTTTATACCCTAGCTTTTTAAACATTTTTTTTGCATTCATAAGTAAATCCCCCTCCTAATTCTTTTATTTGTTTATATATTGCTACTAACTCTTTGGGGCTTAAAATTTTTGGGTGACATCCTTTTGGGTCAAAGTAATGTGCTTCATAAGTTTTTTCCTTTAAATCGAACTGAATATAACAGAAACTAGTTCCTCTAGGCTTTCTATACGAAATAAAGCGATAATTTAGTATTATTTCTCTTTTATAGCCTAATCTTTTGAACATTCCTTTAGCAGTTAGTTTCATTTTGATTTCCCTTATATGGATTAGGCAGTGACATCCAAGCTAATCCTTTTAAATCTTCACCGCTTTCAAGTTCATAAATACCGCAATCCGGCGAATCCCATGAATCAATCCAAATACTTTCATCATCATACATAGCTTTTGTATCAGATACGAGTATACGTTCACCAATATCAGGTAATTCACAATTAAGTATGCCTTCTTCATCAAAAGTAAACGGAATCCACTCAAATGAATCTGCTTTATCAACTAATTTTGAAAGCACCATCTGTGCATTATATATTTCATCATCACTAGGTAATGGATATAAATCTCTACGTATCATGTAACATATAAGTGTATTTGTAATTGTATTAAATGCTTTTTGGTATTTATTCATTTTTGTTTTCTCCTACCTTTCCATCAAAACGTTCTCGTATCAACTCTTTTAGTGATTTTACCATTGGACAATCTTCGTTGTCGAAAGCTCGAAAAGCACAATTAATAGGTTGTTGCCCATACTCTAGTTCGTGCTTTTCAAAACACATCTTGCAAATAGTGCCAATCGCTTCTTCACATTCAATTTTATTCATTTTATTTCTCACCTTCTTTTGACCCTAAATACTTTTCTATATGGTCTTCTAAATAGGCAACTTCATCTACAAATTCATAAAATTTACAATTATTATGTGGAAACTGTTTAGTTGGATGATTCATTGGACATTTACCACATCCATTTTTACATAGATACTTTTTAAGAAACTCTTCGATGTAGTCCAAGCAATTATCGAATTTTTCTATGTCATCAAATACTTCTTTGTCCATCTTTACTGTCAATTTCCTCATGTTTGCTCTTTGCTCTTTTCTTAATTCTTTTGCTATTTTTTCTAATTCTTTTTCTGTCATACTTACACCTCAAAATCTTGTGGCATTGAAAATACATTACAACTTTTATTTCCGAGATACCATTCGATTTTGTCCATTACTTTTTTCGCTTTACTGTAACTTGAATAAACACCTAATTCATAATTATCGTAATCGATAACTGCGTATATTTCGTAATTACACAAATCAATACAAATTTGTGTTGTATTATTATCTAGGTTTAGTAACATGCCCCTTTTTTGGTTCCTAATCCACATCTTAATACCCACTTTCTAAGCGTTGATAATTCACTTTGTTCTTATCACAATAAGCTTCATAAACCTGTTCAATCGTGAAACCCAAGTATTCTGTGATTGCAATTAATACCGGAATAATTGAACTTTCAAAAATAACTAAACGAGTTAATACTTTAGACAGATTACTTTTTTTAGTTCTTAACCGTTTTAACATTCCATTCGATAGTTCTTCCTCGTTTAAATAACTTAATCGTGCTTCTTCTCCGAAATTAAAATGATTCTGATAACTTAACACGAAATGCCAAATATCAACTAACTCTCCTAAAACCTTTTGTTTATCAACAGGAGCTTGAGTCTTTTTCCACCAACACCAATTAGCTTTTAATTCGTGTGTTAATTCTCCTACTTCATCCAAAATAGCCATTCTTAAATTCTCTTCATCAATTTCATTTAATCCGTATTCTTTCATAATTGCTTCATCTAACTTTTCCTGCATTTGAAGCATTTCTTTAATCAATTCATATTCTTTACTTGTCATTTTTCTTTATCTCTCTTCCTGTATACGATTTTTCTAATTTTTCTTTTACAATATCTTTTAATTCTTCAAGTGTTATGGTGCTTTCAGAACCTAACACGCTACGTTGTGTGATTAATTCTTTGTACTTATCCATATAGTAATCAGACTTAGATAAATCTTCCTCATGTCCTTTATTAGAAGCTCTGCATCTGTATTTCCACGTGTTGCACAAGCAGAAGCAAGCAACAATATCTTTTCCAAATACAGTTATCATTTCATCCATGCATTCCATTGCTCCATCTCTGTTGTAATGTTGAGGATGATTAACCATGTCGATTTCATCTTTTGAAATCTCTTTAAATCTATAATCTTCATTAGTGAAATTTTCATTACCTTCTTTGCATGATATTGTGCAATTGGAAGATTCATATTTAGGTACATAACAATCCTTTGCTTTTAACCATTTTAAAATACTTGGGTCAATGTTATTTTTACATTCACAACAAGGTTCTTTTAATCCTGATAAATCTTCATATTTGCATTTACTGCATTTGCTCATTGCCATTTTCTTCTCCTTTTATTCATCTATAAAATTTATGATATATGTTAATTCTTTCATTCTTTCTAACGCTTCTTTTTTTAAGAAATGTATCGCTGCTCTCTTTGCTTCTTCGATACTTTTATACGTATAAAAAGGGCCTTTTATTTCTCCAAAATACAATGTGTAATATAAATCAAAAAATTTCGGCTCACTCTCGTTCAGCTGGTGCTCTATAATTGTTGCGATTGCTTTTCTTTCATCGTCGGCATTGATCAATAAGAGTCGAGTTTCTTTTTGCCCGTCAAAGTTTACTTCTTTCCATTTTAATTTCATGTTTCCACCACGTTTTAAAATAATCTTTTCTCTATTTATTCTTCCTTTAAAACAAATTGTTTAATAAATCTTCGTGCATATTGTGGATGAATCATACTTCTTTGCGTTTGCCTATTGTATTCACCTTTTTTGACCTTAGAAATTACTTTCTTAGGAACAAATTCAATAGGCTCAAAATCTAAGTTGTTTTGTACTTCGCAATTTATAAACCAATATTGCGTTGGCTTTTCAAAATAATCTCCATCCATCCTTCTATTTTTATCAATCATAGAAGGCTTTATGCACCAATAACTCGTTAAATAATGAGGTTGCGTATATGGATTTTCAACAATCATCTGCAATCCTCTTTTTTCTACTACAACAACTAACATACTGATTAATTCATATAACTCATGTAGTTCATCATGTAGCTTCATGCTATATTCTAATTTCTTTATATCATCCCAATTTTTCTGTTGCTGGGCCTGTCCTCTAAACCAAAGAGGAACTTTTGCTTCAAACCTTGTACAAGGAAAGAAAGCAATGATTAAATCGTCTTTCTTTATCCTGTCAAATATGCAAGGCTCGTTATGATACCCCCCCTAATCTCTTTGAACAAATCAATAACATAATCAGTTTGATTGAACTCATTTTGAATATCGTAGTCATAAGCATTGATTCCTAGCTTTCTGAACTCGTTCTTGAATGTTCCTGATTGTTCAAATAAACAATGTACTTTCATCTTTTTTACTCCTATTCAAAACAACGTTTTTTGTTCGTACTTTTTACCAATGGCAAATCTTAAATCATTTTCTGTCATTGCGCTATGTCTCCACGTATCTAACACCTAAACTATTTTTCACGACACCTCTTAGCATCATTGAAACTGCTACACGTGTATAGCTTGTAGCTCTTGCACAATCTGCGATAGATTCATACACTTTTCCATTCATCACTACTTTCTTAGATGTAGCTTTTCCGCCATCCATACCATTGTTCGCAAGATACAGATTCTTTACGTTTCTCTCACCTTTTAAACGTACTTTACATCCATATTTGATTTCTCCTATAAATTTCTCATACGCAAGTCTGTATACTGTATACGATTTTCCATTTACACTAACTCTGTATGAACCTTTATCAAATACTGGCTTAATTTCTCTTTGCTTTCCATCTTCTCCAACAGATACCACATTTAAATAATTTGAAATGTACCATCTTCTGCCTGTCTTAGATGTGTCTATGAGCTCAAATGTTTCTGTAGTTCCAGCTCTTACATCTTCGGATTCATCTTCAATCAAAATGCACCCTTTATAGAGCTTTTGATACATAACAAAATTGTTAAATCTGGCTCTTGATAGTCCTAACTCTTTTCTTACCTGTTTATCACTCACAAACCCCATGCATTTATTTGTGCTAGGTTTTAACATCATGTAATCCATTAGTCTATTTCACCTGTCGCTAAATATTCTTGCAAATTTCTATAAATGTTTTTTTCGTCTTTTTCAGACGCAACATTACTTGCTATACAACATGCTTTTTTTAAATAATCAAATTCTTCATCCGACATAACATAGCCTTTAACAGATACCTTACAAACAAGATTTTTCTTTTCTTCGGCAACAACTTCAACATGATCTTTACCGGTTAATAATCTATATAAACAAGCTTTTCCACCAAAGAAATCAAGATTTCTAGAATCAAGTTCCATTGATCGTACTTCTAAATCTTCATTGAAATACAGTGGGTTGCATTGCTTAAACTCACCATCCACATCAAATGCCTCATATGGCTCTAAACCATGTGCTTGCATAAATTTTTCAATAACTTTTGATTCAATCATTCTATTTCCTCCAATTCCAATTCTTCACATATTTTTACGATTATAAATCCATTCCTTGAATGCTTTATTTTTCCTTTTTTCTGTTTGGAACACATGGATCTAAATGTATTGATTGTTGTTTCTAAAAACAATGCACATTCATCTTCTGTTCCAATACAAGCAGGAAGATCATCCTTGTATATTCCATATATTTTTCGTGCCATCAGTTCAACCTATAATTCTTCCCAGGCTCTTTCTCAATTTCAAAGAAAAAGCCATTGCACTTTTCAACAATTCGGCCAACTACCGCTTCATTTATTTCAATCATTTCCTGGCTTGTTCTTTCGCAGGATATGATTGTCTGCATGTTGTTGTTATAGCGATAATCAATCAAATCAAAGATTGCTTTATCATCCAATCGATTGGCGCTAGATTTAAACAAATCATCTAAATACAAGATTTGAGCATGTTTAGCACGTTCTAGAAGTGAATAATCAAAGTTGCTAATAGAATTGCTCAGTTCAATATATCTGACGTACAGAACGCGTTTATTTTGTTCTAACAACCAATTACTGATTCCAGAACATAGATGTGTTTTACCGCATCCACTCTGTCCTAAAAACATCAACCAATTGCAAGGAGCATGTTCTGCAAAATTGTTTTTGCAATCCTGAATGTAATTCACTGCCATTTTTTTGATTGCTTCCTGCCACGGATCAGATGCGACGAAATCATTGATTTTTTTGCTCAACAAATCTTTCAATCCACTGTTCTTTTTGTTCTTCTCAATCCATTCACTGCGATAGCTTGATAGTTTCTCACAGTCATTTCTTTTTGAACAGAACACCTTTGTTGCAGCTACCAAGTATTTCCCGTCGTAATACGCTGGCTTTTCCCAAATGCCACATGCACCTGCTGCCATGCATTTGTCACAATTACTTTGGCAATGTTTGCTTTTAAGATATTTCTCATTATTCGCATCATTTTGTTTTTGGATTATTTCACTAACTGGCTGCATTACATCTTCATTCCTTTCGTGATCACAAAATTTGTTTTTTGTTTAGGTGCTACACTGTTCAGATAAATTTCAAACTTAGATCCAAACAACGTATCAGGCCTTAAATATTTGTTCATTTTTGTGTCGTTTAACCAATCATAAGCTTTAACATCAATCACGAGCTTAAAGTCTTCTAATCTGAATCCTTCATTCCATCTAGCATGAATCTTCTCTCTAGCAATGCGATTACTGTGTTTGTAATGCTTTGAACATTTAGAATTCAAGTAGTCAATAATTTCAACATAAGGGATTGTTTCTGATGCTGATAAATCAGTGTCGTCGGAACTTTCTTTTATGTTTCTTTTATTAACTGTGTATATAAATGTTTTATTAACTGTCTTAGATTGGTCATTTTTGACCATTGTACATTGGTCATTTTTGACTATTCTACAATTGCCATTTTCGACCGTTCGATTAGTCACTTTTGACCAATCGATAGATAAAGCATTTTTTAACTTTTGCCCTACTTCTCCAAACGCATACCAAGTTGTATGATTCCATGGATTTTCGTTATAGTTTCCCTTGACCAACAAGTCCAGTTCAACCATTTTATTTAAGATTCTTTTTATCTTTTGAACATTCCAATAAGGGAACATTTTATGCAATCCTTCATATGTATTGAACGTCCAATATTTCCCGTCTTGGAAATTGTAATTATTTGCTTCGTTCTTGCTGATCCAAAAACAAAACATATCGAACATGATAGCTATTTCAACTCCATATTCATTCGCAATTTCTGCATCAAAACTGTGTTTCATTTTCTATCCTCAGAATAAAGATATTTCCTTTATTCTCTTTCTATTCCTTGTATTACTTTTAGGTAGAATCACAAGCTCATAAAGCCTTCCATCCACCTGATAAAAGCGATATGCTGCACCCATACAAGAAACATTTTTTCTTTGTACAAGAGCAGCTGTTATTCCATATTCTTCAAACATATAAGCTGCATCAGGAACTACTTGTAGAACCTCATATGATGCATTTTGAACCTGAATAACATCACCTGTATTAACATTAGTAGCTTCTTTCATTTGTTTCTCCCGTCTTGTATAATTACCTCGAAAAGAGGTATATTTATGAAATTTAATAACGAAATCTTATATTTTATTTTCAAATCATGGCCGCATATAGTTTCAATTTGTTCAATATCTTTCGCTACATATGAATCAATAAAGTTAAGAAAGATCACCGCAAAAAGTGATGAAACCTTAGCCAAAATTCAGTCATTTGCACCAATAACTCAGGTGCATTACAATCAATTGTTAGATATTTTTTCTGAATATTTAGATAAAGCTGCAAGATATAGTAAATCCGACACTGCTTCGCTTTTAAAAGAGTATCGAGCTGCTTATCTTAAATCTAGAATGTTAATTCCTAACAATGAACTTCATAAAAAAATGGATGAAGTTAATACGTATTTGTTAGATCAAAAAAATTCTAATATTAAATCTGAATTAGAATTCACAAACATGCTCGCAGATATATCCGACTCATTCAGTTTATTTCTAGATCAAAGTGAAAGAAGCAAATAACATAAGCTAAACGCACATGCATATCCAAAAAAGAAAAATTTAAATATTGTAGCAACAAATCTTTTCATTTCATTTTCTGCACCATCAGATTTAATTTCTATAAACTGAAGAACATACGCAATGACTATAGTTATCATCCATCCAATATAAACAACATTCTTTACATTCATCACATCACCTGCTTTCATAAGTATGTGATGTTTTTTTATCTTTTAACTTTGTTACCATTTCTTCTATTGGTTCTTGTATCAGGCTTAAATCATATTGATCCAAGATTTTTAAATCACATAGATACGTTATTAAATCGTACCAACTTCCTATTCTTGAAATCACTTCTAATTCATCCATTGTTAAATCGAAACAATTGGATACAAGATAAGGAATATTGTCTGCATAATATGTAATACTATGAATTCCTTTATCTTCTTCATTCAATTTCTCGTAGATTTCTTCTGTTTTTAAATCAATAAAAACCCTTCCAATTACATCAATCGGTTCTCTGTAACATTGTGGTTCATGTTCCTCACACTTAGTTTTCTTTTTCCTGAAAAACATCTTTACCTACTTTCTTTTTGCATAACTCAATGATTCGAGATTTTGTTTTTTCATTTTCCGCGTGGTGCGGACATATATTCTTGTGGTTTCTAAACTAGAATGTCCAAGAATATCCGCAAGTTCTGTAATCGCATTTTCACCATTCTGCATCAAATACTGAATGGCAAACAAATGTCTAAATGCATGAGGATGTACTTTACCAAGCTTTATTCCTCTGCATTTACCAGCGACCATTTTTAAGTCCCTGGATAACACACGAGCGTTTACAGGAGTTTTCTTATCAGAAGATGTAAATATGCACCCTTCTTCAATTTTGTTGTCCTTGCAGTATTTAAGGAGCTCCCTTCGCAAATCTGAACGTAGAATGATTCCTCGACCTTTTCCTTTGTTCATAACATACACATTGTCATCCGTTACTGCTTCAACAGTGAAAAACTGTAATTCGCTCAAACGAATTCCCGTATATCCAAAAACCTTCATAATCTCGTATAAGTCCATACGATTGATTTCCCGGGCTTTTTTCAATAGTCTTTGAAATTCATTAGGCTCTAGAATATCATCCAAAGAATCATCTTTCTGGACTCTCACGTTCTTCAATAAATTCTTTGAATAATATTTTTTAAGTTTAATAAAATTGAAATCATCATCCTCATCAATGATTTCGCTATATTTAATAAATTTATTAATGATCACAATATAGTTGTTTACTGTACTGATTTTATAATCATGCAGCAGTTTATCTTTAACACCAACTATATCGGATTTTTGTATTTTACCATCAGGCAATGAGTTAACAAACAAAGTAGCAACATGCTTGTATTTACGAATGGTATTCTTACTTTTCTCATCCGCTGTTTCTTCTTCAATAAACCCGTCAATTTTTGTTTGTAACTCATCCTTAGTCATATTACTTAACTACCTGGATAAGCGCTGTAACCAAAATCTTAGTAGACAAGAACATACATGTATTCAATACAAGCAAAACGATATTGATTAATGTACACGCAACTACATAATTCTTTGACTTAGGTTTCTTTTTAATGAGAAACTTGTCATCTAACTTATGTATTTCATAATTATCGAAATCTGGAATCACCCAAGTTTCCTTCTCTTTTTCTTTTGTCATTTTATATCTCCTTTTGATGCTACTGATTATTACACTTTTACAGTGTTGAAATAACCATAGGCATTAGCACTCTTTTGAGTGCTTTTTTTCTCTTAACCATTCATGAAATGAATATGCTCTATCTTGATGATCTGTTCTTTTCACCAAAATCCAATCCTTAGCTAAAATGTCTTTCGTTGTAATCCCTGCCATGCGAATGATATACCCTTTAAAAGGAATATAAGCGCCATAACCATAAATAGAATTATCAAACGGTACTAAATAACCATTTACAGTTGTTAGGAATGATTTCTTACGTACCATTCCCATTTTTCTTTTCTTTGCCAACTTAGTGGCTTTCATAATATTCATTTTTTATTTCTCCTTTTAGAAACTGTGATATAATAATCATGTGGCTAATTAACACAGGGCTGCTGCCCTAGCACTCTTGTCCAAGAGTGCTTTTTATTTGTTCCTTCCAAATGTCATTAAGCGCACTTTTAGTCTCAGGAAAATACTCAACAAATAACGGAGTAGGAACTGCAAGAATCTTTCCAAGCATAGTGTCTCGATATGATCCTTCAAATATTTCACCCTTTTTATTTTTTTGTCTGCGTAGATTATGTAAAATCTTTCTAGCCTGTGTATCTTTTACAGGTAAAACAAGCATCACATCTCTAACAGTCACATATGCTTTCATTTTTCTTCGTTCTCCTTTCCTTCTGAGCCTTTTCTTTTGCTCTGAGTCAAAATACATGCGATAAAACCTCGATCATACTCGTTGATGTCATATCCCATCTTTTCGAGCGTATCCAAAGCTTCTTTAGTGACATTTTCCTCATCAGTCATTACATCCCTCCTTTTAAAATACTTTTTGTATGTTACACATACATTATAAGTATGCGTTGCATACTATGTCAACTTTAAATTATTCAAATAATTTGTTTTTTTGTATACTCGGCATACTTTTTAATGTATAATCACAGTGTAAGCAGTTAAGAGGTGAAAATCGTGGAAGAACATATAGGGTCGAGAATATATAAAATACGTAAACATTTTAATTTGAGTATGGAAAAATTCGGTAAACAAATAGGTATCTCAAAAGGTTCAATCAATAACATTGAAAAAGGAACTACCAATCCATCAAGCCAAACCATCAATTCTATATGTCGAGAATTCAATGTTGACTATGTATGGTTAACTGAAGGTATTGGAGACAATATGTTCATTTCTATACCTGATTCAAAAATAGATCAGCTAATCGAAGATTATGGATTAAAGCCAGAAGATAAATGGCTTGTGCGAGGATACCTTGAAGCACCGCCGGATATAAAGCAACAAGTTGCAGATTATTTGTGGTCAATTGTAAATAGAGAATTAGCTAAAAGAGAAAAAGAAAAGAACAACAAATAGGTTGTTCTTTTTTGGTTAGATTTATTGTATGATTAACATATAAAACGGAAAGCGTTTACTTGACGTAAACAAACGAGGGTTAAAAAATGAAATTATTCAAAACTATTGGAATTGCTATGCTTGCACTATCTATGTGTACAGGATGCGCAAGCTACAAAGAAAGAGTTAAAGCTGATAACAAAACAGAAGAAGTTGAACTTGAAGATAGAAATGGTTTTAATTTATCATCAACAACTAAATATGAATTAGATAATGTTCAATTCCATGTACCTAACTATTTTAAAATCACTGATAAAGATGATGTTAATCCTGTTGTGTTCATAGCTGACAATTCAGATTTTACAGTAATGGGATTAACTTGGGTTAATGAAGAATTAAATGATTCTAGCATAGATGAATATACTGATTCGTTTTTAAAGACGGATGCCTTTAAGTATCTTCCAAAAGATTATGAAATAGAAGAAAAATCATTTAAAAATGAACAAGGAAACTATCAGTATTATAAACTAATAAGTAATAGTGGACACGTTATTCTTGATAATCAATCTATATACGCAAATGTAAATTTATATTTTATTTCAAACAACAAGCATAACGGATACGGAGTTTTATCTTATGTTCAGTATGACGGATTAGAATATAATTACTACAACGACATTTTGGATATAGTTAAGAATGTATCAATCACAGATGAAAAAGAAGAAACTACAAGTAACACAACCAATTCAACTTCAGATTCATCAACAACTACAACAACGCCAAATACAGACTCAAGTGCAAGCACAAATTCATCCGCTCCAACTCCAACAGTAGGTCAGAAAAACGCATTGAATAGAGCTTTAGATTATTTAGATTATAATGAATTTTCAAGACAAGGACTAATTGACCAATTGCTTTATGACGGGTACACTCAAGAAGAAGCAGAATACGGCGCAGATCATACTAACGCAAATTGGGATGAAGAAGCTGCATTAAAAGCGATGGATTATTTAAGTGTCATGTCTTTTTCTAGACAAAGATTAATTGAACAATTGATCTTTGATGGATTTACACAAGAACAAGCGGAATATGGTGTAACACAAAACGGATATTAAAAGAATAAGCTAGGGTAAATTCCCTAGCTTATATTTATTCTTGCTTCGTTTAGCCTTCATGGCCTTCAAATCTTTCTGCAATTGAGATTCTCTTTTTTATTCAATTTAGTATTCTTCTTTTAAATTTGCGCGTAAATACCTATAGGTATTAGTGTTATTCATTTTTAGATGATAATAGCAGTCTTTGTGCATGATTATACAGAATTTGCAGATCATCCTCTTTAAGCTTTTCTGCCAAGATAATTAATTTCGTTATCCATAAATTCCTTTCCATAAGATCATCCCTTTCCATTCATTTTTTATGAATAAAAAGAAAAACGTTTTCCTCATTCTAATATAATAAGTCTTAAATTTTATATGTCAATGTCTGTTTAGTATTAAATTGTACAAATATAATACTAAAATGTGCAAATGGTTATATATTAAATTACCTGTCTCGATTTTTTTCGAGGGGGGGGTAGAATTTTTAATGTGCTTTTGGTTATATTATTAATACTGATTTTGCTTAGTAAATATTTATTAATATTTTGCATTTTTCATTACTCTTTTTAAAATGTGATGTTATTATTCATGTGTACATGATAAATATTTTAGGCTTTTTTCTATTTCCTCAAGAAAAGATTAGCAGAGAATGAAAAACAGATAGTGGTGTTGAGCAGCATACACTATCTGTTTTTCTTTTTTTATTTGTTATGTACGTGGTGGGGCGATAGTTCCCACATCTCATCAGGATTTACATCCCTACTCTTGACATTTTTATGCGCGATAGCCACCTTTCTATCCTCACGTACATAATCAGAATGCTTTCTTTCAGTCGATAGACCTATCCAGATTGAGGTAAACACATACAACCCTACAGAAGCTATAAGCACTATGCATGCTGGAACACAATGCTTAATCATAGCTTAACAGAACCTAATCTGTAAAAGTCTTAGTCACAACATTATCTCTTATAACGAGTGTTCTAGCTAAGACGTAGTTAATAAGATGCTTAACACATTTGCTAAGCTACATTAATCTTAATCAAGTCATAGTTTGCTTGTCAATTGCAAATTTAAACTTTATTGACATTTTTCAGTTAACAAACTATAATTTTTGTACCGGAGGTACTTACCCCTCGACAGGTCAATAATCGTTGGATGGTTAAAAATAACTGAGCGTATGCAAAATGCAGAGTACGTCGCCTCGATTAGGTCTCACTCTATGAGTGAGATTTTTTTATTTTGGTAATCTCAACAAAACATTAATATGACACTTTCTTTTTAAATAATCACATGTATCGAACCAATTATTATTAATCACAAATGAATGACGAATAGTATTGGCTAAAATATCTGCCATTTGTATTCCTAAATCCTTTTTAGAATCTTTATAAGCCACTTGCACTTCAAGTTCACTGTGAATAATAGGTTTAAATCGCTTTGCATAATTATAATTGATAATTCCATGTTTCAATTCTTCAATCAATCCATCCTTTAAAGTATAATAGCCATTTGATTTTGTAGGCATTTGATCTATATTAACATGTAAATATATTGGTAAACTAGGATTTATTTTTCCATTATCAATCAAAAATTTAATTGTATTTTTTATCACTCGTCTTTGTGCATATTCATTAAATCTGCCTTTCGCACTTTTATCATTTATTATGTGGGAATACAAACTTTTATTATATGTAACAACTCCAAACGTCGTAAATTTCTTACTTAAATTAATTATTTGTCTTCTATGTGCTACTTCGAGTCCATATGCTTTTATTTCAGGACACGATTTATCACATTTTTTCTGTTCCTGTGTACAATAATTACATTTAATTCCATTTAGAATTTTTCTGTATTTATTATTAAATTCTGATTTTTGAGCACTACTTGTGAAAACAATTCCAGCAAATATAGCATAGTCCTCCGATTTTGTCATTTTACCTGAATCATCCATGTACAAGTATACGTGTTGTTTTGCATTTTCCATTCTATGTTTCTCCTATAATAATTTATTCATCATATCTACAATACTCTTATCTTTTGTATCAAACCAGTGTGCATATGTATTATGCAATGTTTCAACTGTATCTCCTAAGCGTTTGGCTATGTCAAAATCTGAGAATCCAGAGCCTGCCATGTTATTAATTAGAAATGATGCGTGTGAATGTCTAAAATCATGGATTCTTATTTTAGGCAATCCATCATCTTTTTCTTTTGCCTTATTATATGCATCATCATATCTTCTTTGTACCTTTTGAGGTGATATTGGTTTGTAGTATCCAAACACAAATTTATCTTTTGTGAAATCATCCCATTTAGAACATTCTAAAAACCATTCTCGAAGCATTTTAGACAATGTATTAGGCATTGTGATAGTTCTATAGCTATTATTTGTTTTTGGCGGTGTAAGCCATTTATTAGGATCCTTCTCTTTGTATCTATATGTTTTGTTGATATCTATCGTTTGCTTTCTAAAATCAATGTCCTTCCATTGTAGGGCCATGGCTTCACCTTTTCGTAATCCCATATAGAATAAAACAGAATAAAAACATTTCATCATTTGTTCATCTACTTCTTCAATAAACAAATCAAAATCATATTGCTGCCATATTGTCATTTCTTCTTTTCTTTCATTCAATCTAAGATCACGTTTTACATATGTCATTGGATTTGATTGGATGTATTCAGAAGTAACACCAAATTTATATAGCTTATTTAAAAAGAAATATATTCTTGATACATATGCCTTTGAATATTTCTCATCAAATTTGTTGATCAATTTTTGCATTTGTCTTTTATCTAGAAAATCAATATCTTTCATTTCCTTAGAAAGAACATTGTACAAATATTCATCTGATTTTAGTGTTGATTCTTTGACATACTTTTTATTATATTCTTTAAAAGCTTTATACAGTCTGTCAAAATTCATGTCTGACGGAAGCATAAAGAAATCTTTCCTGAATTCAACCTCAGCTTTTTGTGCTTCCCATTTAGAATCAAAACCACGCTTACGATATCTCTTTATACATTTACCATCCTTATATATTTTTCCAGCAAACATATATTTTCCTGTCTTCTTATCTAATTCCACTGCCATTTTTTGTGCACTCTTATATGTCCATAATATGCAAAAAAGAGGTATAATTCAATATTTTAATATCAAATTATACCCCAATATACCCCAAGACAAATAAAAAAGCCTTTAAATAAAGGCTTAAATTTCAATGGAGCAGATGAGGGGAATTGAACCCCCGTATCAGCCTTGGCAAGGCTGTGTTCTACCATTGAACTACATCTGCATGAATGGCGGTCCAGATGGGACTCGAACCCACGATCTCCTCC